TTTCTTATTATGAGCTAACGTGCCTCTGTGTATATCTCCAAAAAAATAAATCTTGTGCTTATCAGGTACGTTATAACTTATTAATTGCATTAATTATATCCCCTTTGTGAAATGGCATGCTTTTCTTTACAAGCATTACAACGATAAGCTCCCTTCATGCCTGCTCTTAATTTAATACAACAACTGTGACATCTATTTTCTTTTTTAAATTTTATATTCTCTTTTCTTTTTATTTCAAGATGGTAATCGCACCGCATACTTTCAGGAGATGAAACTGGATTTGGGCAATATCTACACAATCCTAACATCCCTTGTTTTATTTGATAATGAACAACACTTATATGTCCTTTAGTCCAATGAGGTTTTATCCTTGATTGCAATTCCTGTTTAGCTAAATCTAAAACTATCTCATTCGTTATTATCATTCACCTACAATAGCGGTTACTAAAGCCTCACCATTAGTTTTCCACGACCATTCACTTCTCATCTTTAAAGTATTCTTTTTCATTTCCAATATGGTTTCTGGGCTATCTTCAAACCAATTGAATGCCCAAGCAAGCCCGTGTTCTAATCTATCTCTATCTAATGTGTAACCTGTCTTTTCATTTATAACAAATTCATTCATAGGAGCCTCATCCACAGTAATCACAGGCAAAGAACACCCTATCGCTTCCAAGAACGACAGACCCAATCCTTCAACCTTTGAAGGCAACACACAACAATCAGAGCACTGATAAAGAGTGAGAATTTCACTACGAGAGAGATTTTGCTTACCAATAATGACATGACCTAAATTATAATTTACAGGTTGCTGGTTATTAGATAATAATGAATGCACATACAATAATGCTCTTGGTGCTAATTCACCTTGATCTGTAACACCTATTCTGTTCTTATTTAAAAATCCTCTTAATGTTGGTACTTTACCAGATAAATCTTCTTGCGTATCTTTACCTACAGGATGAAAATATTTTATTGGCTTAGTATCTAACAAAAGGTCTTGTGAAGGTTTGAATATTTCATCATCAAAACCCCACTTGACATATACTGCTTGATCAAAATCTTTAAAAAAAGAAAAACACTTTTTAGTAGGACAAATTACTCTATCAAAATCTTTATATAAAGTAATGTCTTTTATACATTCCCACATTGGAATTGATATAGTTTCAACTGTAACACTAATACTACCAATGATTTTTATTAAATCATCTGCAGAATCAAACCCAAGGAATATACACCTACTGATACCATTTTTCTTTATCCAGTAATTAATTACATCAACAGGAATTTCTCTTCCTGGATACCATTCTACATTTGGAACATTAAATTCAAGTTCACGAGTAGTATTATTTCTTGCCAATACGGAAACAGAATGCCCATACTTAATGAGCTGTTTCCGTATGTCCAATACTGTGTAACCATAACCACCCCTTTGGAATGGAGAAATTATCCCTATATTCACTTAGTTTCCTTTTCCTTAGATTCTTTTGAATCCTTCTTTTTGCCTTTATTCCAATCTATCTTATCAAAATTCTCATTAAACTTTTTTGTCTTATATCTATTCCCTTTACACAAAAGGTTTTCCCCTCTAATTGCCATACCTTCCTCTCCTTTTCAATCTTTTAGATTCTTTCTTGTCCTCTTTTGTTTCTTCTTTTGGGCTATCATCTTCTTTCTTCTCTTCAGATTTAGCAACCATCTTGTTAGCAGGCGGATTCATTTCTTTTTTTGGTGCATTACTTTCGCCAACAATTTCAAATGATCCAGGATAATCCCTCATTACCTCATCAGCCTTTTCCTTGGTGTATTCTCTTTCAGTATTTGTTTTATGCCCATCAAAAGCCTTTTTATATCCTGGTGCTCCTTTGTAAATTAATATCATATTCTTTCCTCCTCTGTTAAATTAAAATATTGATCTTTGCTTAAATTTTTAAATTTCTTAAAGCCTTTGGCTACTTGCCATTCTCGCTTCTTTTTATTTGTCTTCCACCTCTCTTGAGAAGTATATCTTTGGCACGAAGGTTTTCTTGTATTCCTACCATGCTTTTTCATTTTGCCTTTTTTATGAGTAGGCATTTATACAACCTCCATTTTGTGTTTTCCTTTATGAACAATATCTAATGCACTATTAAGTATTTCTGGACTTAATAATTCATTAGTCATCCCGTCCGCTTTGATCTTGTTATCTCTTTCTTCCATTCCTCTTTTTACCAATTCAATATTCTTTAAAGTGGCTAGACATTTCTCTCCTGTCTTTTTATTTGTCTTCCATTCCAATACTCTATTAAAACATTTTAATGCTTCATCTAATTCACCAAGCTGACTAAAGTTAACAGCCATGCCTTCCCAAGGATACCAGCTGTACACCCTTGCCATAAGGAAATATGTTGTATCTGGCAAAGGTAATTGAGAAGCAACATACCACCAGTGATTTGATTCGTGTAATTTATTTAAGTTCTTCTTTGCCAAAGCAAGATAGTGGTAAAGTTCAGCCCTATCCCATCTATTCCGCAAACCTCTATAGCCCCACTTAACCATTTCATCATATCTCTTTACTTTGTGAAGAGAATTCATAGCTGATATACAAATTTGTGCTGCCATGTCAGGATCATGCTGGTCTGCCATCTTAAAAGATTTTTTATAATGTTTAATGGCTTTCTTTACATCATTTGCTTCATCTAAACTGTCAGCATAATAAAAATTATCTCTTACATCTTTTGGTTTTTCATTAACTGATTTTTTTAATTTCCTTATATTCATATCCGTACGCATCTTTGTACGCATCTGTTTTCTTTTTTCAGGCATGTTATGAATAAAAAAAATTTCAGGAAGCCTACAAATCAACTTCTTTTCTTCATCATAAAGATAGTTATGTACCTTCCTAAAAAATTTTACCTTGCCAGTGTTTCTAAAAAATATAGGTCGTCTAAATATTACATCAGGTATATCGTTTTCATCCACATCAATTTCTATATTTGGTGCAAACACATTGGCTTGAGTAGGGCTATGCTTCATAAATTCTTGAAGAACTTCTCTGCCATCATACATTCCAGGATTATTTGCTGCTGTACGCATAATCTCATGACCATCAGGGAACATGCACCATGCATTTTTATCAGCCTTATCTATTAAAGCGTTTCTGTGTTTACTAAAATCTTCACCCCAATCAAAAAATGAAACCTCATCTGTATATCTTCTTACTATTTCTTCTGTATTGTCTTTTGTATTATTATCTATCCCAACAATAAGCCTATTGTACAAAGGTGTTCCATCACCCCAATGAAATGCTGTTATAGCTTGCTCAATCGTCTCCGCTTCATCTTTTAAAATGAAAAGTAAATTAAATTTTAATGGCTGTTTAAAACCATCTTTACTAAGTGACATCAATTCTCCTATAAACAAAAAAGGGAGCATACAAAATTCTCATTTGATTGAAAACCTGTATCTCCCTTTTAGTTAAAATAAAAACCTCCGAAGATTTAAAAACTTTACTTACGTCCTGTCCCACCAAGTTAAGATAACTGATTTAGCAGAAGTAACAGTATTGGCTATCTGCATCCTAGTTGACCCAACTACGAAAGATACAGACCCAAGGTTGATATTCTGTGAACCAGCAGCGGTAGCTCCAAGAACTACACAAGCTAAAGGTGCATCTCCAGCAGGACTAAGACCTGAAATCGCAGCAGAACCATTACCAGCAGCAGAAGCAAACCCAGTAACAAGTTCCTGCCTCCAATGACCTGCTATAATATCAGATAATTCTTTAATCGCGCCGATTGTAGGATTTGGCATATTATGTTTCCTCCTAAATTTCCTTTATTATTTCTTGAAAATAGGAAATTAAGGTTTATCCTTAAATTACTCCCTTTGGATGCATCATTTATATTTAAGCTACGTTGGTAGCTTCAGAAACTATTTCTTCACTTGTTAAGTAGTTAGCCTGAAAATCAGCTCTCATTGTTGCCCAAACCTCAACAGTGTCGGTTCTTGGAATCTTAGCACTTTCAACTGTCATTGCTCTTTTGCTACCAAAAGAGAATCCAGGTTTCCAAACCAGCTGGACGGAAGTATCAGTGTAACCTGAACTTGCTCCACCAGATACACCAGTTGAGGTTTTTAAATCCTGTCTTTCTTGTTCAGACAATATAATAGGAATACCATTAAACCTTGCAAGTTCACCACGCTGCACAATAGCAGCAGGACCAAAAAGGTCAATTGTTTGAACTTTGGTTACGTGCAAGAATGCATCAAAGTAGCCGTTAGGAGAAGTAACCCAAGCAAGACTTCTTGGATTAATTCCGTATTTCCCCATATTCCTTTGAACTGTGATCATTCCACCGAAAGTAGCTCCCCCACCAGCATTTAATCTGGTATTGCCATTATCGGTAATGTACTGTCTCCAACCATCCCACATTTTGGTTGGTGATTCCTCATCAATAGTTCTACCATGCATATCAGTGTTGTCCATTGTACCAGCAGTATCACCATTGATAATTGTATCTTCAACTCCCCTTGCTAACGCTTGTGCAATGTTCACTTTCAAATTAGGAAGAACAGGAATTATAGAATCCTCTTCTAATTCTACATCAAACAATGTAGCAGCAACTAATTTCTCAGGAGTGAATGTAACATTCCTGGTTGATCTTGTACTTGACCTAAACTTATTAGGAGTATCACTAGCAGCAGCAGTCGTCCTAAATGCCTTAAGATCAGAACTGGTTCCTGGAACTTTCCAAGAAGTCATCTTCTGTGGAATGGTAAACTTAGGGTGCAAGTTACCAACAACCATCGCAAGATGGAAAATCTCAATCAAGTCAGAACTAAACCCTGTTGGGATCCACTCAAAGCCTGCACTACCAGAATCAATAGACATTGCTTTCATAAGACCTTCAGTATCTTTCATAAAATCCTGATATGTTTTTAATCTATGAACAACATCCTGAAATTTAACTCCGTGTCTACCAGCAATAAGTGTACCTAATATATAGATATCAGATGCCCTACTCTGAATAGATTTTAAAGCTACACTACACTCACCAGAATCGGTAAGCAATTCATCAAAAGACATATCTTTCTGTTCATGACGAGTAAAGACATCTTTAGATTCATATCCTATTCCTCTGTCTTCTTTTGAATCTCCTTCTATAATAGTTCTTTTAGCTATTTCAGCTTTCTCTTTGTTAATGGTCTCAAGCAATGTAGACATTTCTGCCTTCATCTTGTCCATCTCTGCTTTCTTTTCAGAAAGATCTTTAGCACTTTCCTGTTGGGTTTTAACCTGATCAGTAAAGCCCTGGAGTGTTTTAGTTAAGTCTTCAAGCTTTTCAGCACTTGTTTTCTTAACCTCTACATCTCCTTCTTCTTTCTTATCATCTTTCTTAACGTCAGCCATAAGAAATTCCTCCTAATTATTAGCTATAGTCATAATATCATTAGCTGCACCAGCAACTTTAGCAAGCAACTCATCGTCTATTAAATCATCATCTACATAGATGTCTAATTCTTTTTTAGGTTTTATATCTCCTTTTGGTTCATCATTTTCTGTTGGTTTAGGGGATTCAATATCCAACACTGTCTTCACTGCGCCAATAGCCCCCTTCATTGCTTCAACTGCATTAGATAATGCTTTTCTATTCTTACCACTAATTACTCTTCCTGCTTTTAATTCATCAATTTCTTTCTCTGCGTATTTAAAAAGCTTAGTAAGTGTTTCAGTATCTTCTTTTTCTATTTCTTTTTTATTAGTTAAATCATCTTTCTTACACTCACAAGTTTTACCTTCACTCATATCACAATGACATTCACCATCAATCAATTTTGTATGCTCTAGAGCAGAACTAACCCAACCTGCTTTTAAAGATTTAAAATCATTTTCAATTTCAGAAAGTCTTTTACCGTTACTTATAAGCTCATTTCTCATATCTTCTACAAAATCATTTTCATAAATCAAATCAGTTCCAAATTCAAATGCTTTTGATACACTAAATAATGCCCTTCTATTTGCTGGGATACTTACCACAGATACTTCCAGCAATTCAACCTCTGCTATCTTTCTAATATCCTTACCAGCTTGTTTGATCATATCAGACTTTAGGATTTTAAAACCAAAAGAAAAAGCTTTAAATAATCCTTCTTTAATCTTTGTTCTCAATTCCTGTTCTGTTTCACTTATAAAAGCCTTTACCCATAATCCCTTTTCTCTAATCTCAGATTCAACTATCTTACCAACCACATCTCTTCCTTTTATCCCCATACCATGATTGAACATAAGAACAGGATTCTGCATAAATGCTTTTAATGTTTTTGTAAAAGCTGTTGGCTCTACAATATCATCTACACGATCAATATCTTTTGTACTAGCAAAACCTTCTATAAATAAACCATCACCATCTGCCTTTACTGTTTTCAATTCAGCATGGCATATGATATCAGGAGTGATCATTTCTTTCTTTTCCTCTTTAAGTTTCAGTCTACTCATATTTTCTCCTTGTATAGTCAAGGCAATAAAAAACCCCAAAACCAATAGGTAAACTTCTACCTTTTCGATCTTGAGGTTTTCCTCTAAATCTATCTACAATTATTATAATATAAAACTTAAGAAATAAAAATATATTTTTATCTACTTTTATAAAACTTTTCTACTAACTCCTTATCTACTTTTCTACTTCCAACCATAATCCTTTTTATAGTGTTAATGACAAACCTATCATGTTTCTTATTATCAGGATCATGCACCTTCTCATCTTGCTTTCTTAATTGTTCATCTAAATGAAAGAATTCCATTTATCTCTCCGTTGAATTTACGTATGATGTTAATAAAGATAATTGCCGTCTATTTGTTAAATTAAGAAACCCGTCCCATGTCTTTCCAACCAATACTTCTTTCCCAATTTGTCTACCATTAAATGATATAGATGCTATTTCATGCATTGTCTTTATCTTAGGTACTATCGTCAATACATCATTTCTATCTGCTCCAGAAGCAAATAATACATCTGCTACTAATGATTTAAACTTATTAAACTCTTGGAAGATGTCATCCTTTATTTCAAATCCATATCTTGCCCAAGCGTAACTACCAAAACCTTCAGCCTTCAATTCTATAGTTCTTATTTTTGTTCTTTTATATAACCTCAAATGTCTTGCTAATATTTCCTTACCAAAATTACTATCTTCAAATTCATCTAACAACCCAAAGTAATTGTGCTCAACTATTCTTGCTTTACCATTCATTGGTGCTTTAAATATTCTTTCTACTCTGAGTACTACTCTTTCTTCTAACAAAGGATCAATAGTATTACCTTCACTATCTTTTGCTTCTACTGTGTATTGTAAAAAGTTTCTTCCTTGAACTACGAACTGTTGTTTAACCTTTGTTATATTTCTTTTCTTTAATAACCTTTTTATTATTCGTTCTGTAGGAAATGCTGCCATTACTGCTCTTGGATTTATATTAACACCAAAGAACTTTTTCCAGAACTTTGGTATTGTGTTTATATTGACTCCTTCTCTAAATGCTCTACTGCTTATTATAAACTTCTCTTCTTCTATAAGCTTATTTATTGTTTCTCTTATGTCTTGAAATGAACCAAGCACAAACACAGGGGGAGCTTTGATCTCAACAGGCAAAGACTTTAAAGATTTTTTAGGAATTACTCCTGTTCTTGTAAAAATAATTGTGCAACGACAATTAATAACTTGTCCTGCATTGCCACTTATCAAAACTCCTGGAGATTTTAACTTAGCTCTTGTTTTGCCTCTACCTACTATAAATGGCTGCTCTAAAGGAATAGCTTTTTTCCTTCGATACTTTATGCCAGCTCTTCTATGATCTGTTCTTACTCTCTTATCTCTACTATCTAACCATGCTTTAAACTTAACTGTACCTGACTGTCTTGCTGCTTCAAGTGATGAACCATTAGCAGTACCAACCATTTCTGTTCTTGCTATCATTCTTGCTCTTGGTGCAGTTCCTCTTACACTACTATTAAATCTTTTGACAACTGACTTTTGTATTCTTTCTCTAACGTCTTCTATACTTCCACCACGTTTTATGATTGGTTTGATAAGTCTATTCAGACCAGCGTTAGTTTCACCGTTAACAAAACCACTAAAATTAATCACCTTGTCATTTATAAATTTCTTTGTTGCTACATCTTCTACATCAAATGCTACTCCTGCTCCTATATCAGTCATAGCACTTTGACCCGCTGCTAATGCCATTGACTCATAAAAAGGTTTCATAGAGCTAATAAATGTTTTATTCCATTGTTCTTCGTCTAGATTAATACTACTAAGGTAGGTATCAAATTCATCGGCTTTGGTAACTGTAGATAATTTGGAGAGGTTGGACTTCTGTACTTTTCTTAATACTTCTTTTTCTTGTCTTGCAAATAACTTTCTTAATGCTTTAGCAAACCTTCTTTCATGAACCACGGTCTGAGCAATTTGAGCTTTCCAAATAATTGTATCTGTCTTATAAGACATATTATGCTGCCACTTTACTAGCTAATATATTTTCCCAATATTTTCTATTAGAATTTGTTCTTGCATGACAACATACACACAATGTAATTAAATTATTTGGGCCATTATTTTTTTTATTATAATCTATATGATGTACTTGGTGTTTTCTATTACTCTCAAAAACATTACACAATCTACAGCAATACTTATCTCTTTTTCTAATTGATTCTTTAAGTACTTCATTAAAATCTCTACCGTAAGACGCAAAAGAAATTCCTCCTTGCCATTGAGGGTTTTTATCTCCTAATTTAGCAACACTTATTTTTTTACAAACTTCTTTAGAATATTTCCTTCCTTTACTTGCCTCACCTATTTTCCTTAAAGCTTCTTTGCTGAAAACTCCAACTTTGTCTTTATTCCATGGAATATAATTTCTCATTTTTATAAGAGTTTCTTCTGAATGTTTTCTTCCTGTTTGAGAAATAGACATTTTCTTTCTCGTTTCTTTTGAAACTTCAACTCCATATCTTGGGTTACTTTTACCATTATTAACAATTTTTAATTTATCTCTTGTTTCTATTGAGACCTCTTTATTTTTTCTATTATGTCCATGCATATACAAATTATTTACTAAACCTCCGCAACCACATTTACAATAATTTTTCATATTATTATTTATCTATTATGTTTATGATTTTGTATCATGTGAATAAGCTCTTTTTTATCTCTATCTGCATCATCACTGTTATATCTTAATTCTGTTTTCTTTTCTATCAGAGCCATAAGCTTAGTGATATCTTTCTCAGCATCCCCACTATCATATCTTTTTTCTGTNCCTTTCTCTACTGCAGTTTCTAACTTAGCAAAACTTATTTGCATATTCTTAAATGATTCTGCTAATACTGCTACATTTTTACTTGTCTCTACTGTCGATACAAGTGTCCAACCTACCAATCCTAATAATGCTAGCATAAAAAATTCTCTGAAATATTTTAGCTCTCGTTTGTTCCCATTCGTATCAGTCATTTTATTCCCTTTCGATTAAAATAAGCCAATAGCGGACAAGTATAATCCGCACAAGTATTCCCCTTGCCCTCTTTCGTATATACTATAGCTCTATTTTTGCAACACCAAGCCTCACATTCTTCTTTGCAAATTCTACTCGAATCTATCGAATCCATAAGCCACGGCATTAAATGCATCTGCTGTAGAAACATTATCGTTAACTCTGCAAACAAGTCTTTGAGTTGATCCTCTATCTAATTTAACTCCAAACGGGGGCATTATCTTTGCAAGATCAAATGCAGGAGCAAAAGCATCAACTCCCCCAACAGCTAACGCTTTATCAACTGCAGTAGCACTACTTACTGAACGTAAAGCAAATTCACCATTTTCATCTACTATAACTACACTATTATTCCAACGCTCACCGCTCATCAGTCATCTCCATATAAAAATTGTCTTTCTTCTTCCTC